TATTCAATTAGGGTTATGTTATTTAAAACTACGCGCCCTGATTCTTGCTTAATCATCTTAGTCCTCATCTACTATGGTAATTGGATTCCAATTTGGATCATTGAGCTTTTCTCTCATATCTTTAACATATGAGTCCCAGTCTCTTTCATCCTCTGACTTCTTTTCGTATTTGACAGTGCCTTTAAAAGGATTTGATTTGAATCTAGTCATAAGCAATCTTCCTTCTTGGGTTCTCCATCTTAATACTCCGTTCTTGCAATCGCAGAAATCGTCTGGATGGACATCAATCTTTCCTTCCGGATCATATCTTCCAGAGCATGAATTACACTTGGTATATCTGCCCTTGTCTTGACACCTATTACACGATGTGCAAAATACCCAACATGGGTTTTCTGTTGGATTTTTGTAAGACCCTTTTGCGCTCATTGTGACTCCTTTACTATTTGTTCTAATTGTTCTTTAACTGATAATGATGTAGATTTATTAAATCTTAGGTTTATTTTTTGTAGACCCTCGTGTACTTCTAAAAATACATAGGACCCACCATTGTTTTGATTAATTATATCATTAATTTTTATCATATTTTCTTTAGATATATTTGAATTTGTTTTTAAATATATGGGTTTTCCACCAGAGAACTTACTTAGATCAAACTTATCGCATGAATTTAAAATAAGTTTTGTTGTATAGTTTTCTTCATCGCCATCTCTAGAGATTGAACCACTAAGAAGGACCACCTCTCCATCGATAAAGAAATCCTCAGAATAATTTTTAGATTCTCTTGGAAAGACTATAACCTCAATATCTGAAGATATATCTTCAATATTAAACTTATACATTCTCATGCCCTTTTTTGTTAGAATTTTTTTACTAGAAGATATGATTCCAGCTACAGTTACTCTGTTGCCTATTTCTTTATCTTTAATATCAACTATTTCATCAGAAATAGATGTAGATATTATGTCCCATATCCCATCTACAGGATTTTTAGATATGTAAACACCAAGTTCTTCTTTTTCTTTTTCTAATAAACTTAGCTCAGTTCTTCTTCCAAAAGAATCATCTATATCTTCTTTTATTAATTCATCAAAAGCTCCTGATGCTGCAAGGTGTTCCATCGTACCCTTTTTCAGAACTGCTATATTAGTTCTTCTTAGGAAGTCATGCATAGATTCGTACGGTTGGTTTTCTTTTCTGTCTGTTAAAATAGCATCAGAAACTGCGTAGCCTATTCCATTAATTGCAGACAAACCAAATATAATTTTAGAATTATTAATTACTGCAAAGTCTTCTTGAGAATTATTTATTGAAGGAGGAAGAACTTCTATTCCTACCTTGCGACAGTCAGATAGATACAAAGATAATTTTTCTTTATTGCCTGCTACCGAAGTTAGAAGAGCTGCCATGTACTCTGATCTATAGTTAGTCTTAAGATATGCTGTAATATAAGATATCATTGCATAACTTGCAGCATGAGCTCTGTTAAAGCCATAGCCACCAAAGTATTCTATGTCGGAATATATTTTGTTTGCTTTGTCTGCGGACAATCCAGAGTTTTTCTGACATCCATTAACAAACTTTTCCCTAAACAAAGCTATCTTATCCATAAGCTTTTTGCCTATGACTTTTCTTAGATCATCTGCTTCAGCAGAACTGAAACCAGCAAGTTCTCTTGAAACACCCAATACATCTTCCTGGTAAAGCATGATCCCCAAAGATGGTCCAAGAACTTTTTCTAAGTTTGGATGATCATATTCAATCTTTGATCTGCCATGTTTTCTATCGATGTATAACTTATCCATTCCAGATCCCATTGGTCCAGGTCTGTATAGCGATATAAGGGCCATAATATCTTCAATATTCTGTGGTTGAAGCTGGACCATTAACTCTCTCATTCCAGAAGACTCAAGCTGGAACACTCCTATTGCGTTACCCCTACATAGTTCGTTGTAGGTTGACTTATCATCTAAGGGAATCTTGTCGATATCTAAATCTATTCCTCGATGTCTTTTAACTAGCTTAACGCATTTATCTATTACTCCAAGGTTTCGTAGTCCAAGAAAGTCAATTTTTAAAAGTCCACATTGCTCTACTCTTCCCATGTCCCACTGTGTAATAACTGGATTATCTTCACCTTTTCTCATGATAGGAAGATAATCAACTAATGGGCCCTTAGATATAACTATTCCAGCAGCGTGCATACCTGTCTGTCTAACAAGACCCTCTAAACTAAACGCAGTATCTATAATTGTTTTGCTATCACTATCTGTTTCATAAAGCTTTACGAAATCAGATACCTGCATGCATTCAGACAATGTTTTAGAGATACCCAGAACTGGTGGAGGAACAAGCTTAGCTACTTTGTCTCCAGAAATAAAATCATAACCTAAAGCTCTAGCTGCATCTCTAATTGACTGTCTAGCTCCAGTTCTATTGAATGTGCAAATATGAGCAACTCTATCGTTTCCATACTTTTGTCTTGCATACTCAATGACTTTGTCTCTATGGCGATCGTCAAAGTCCAAGTCAATATCCGGCATTGACTTTCTTCCTTCAACTAGGAATCTTTCAAACATAAGACCAAACCTAATTGGATCTAAGTTTGTAATATCAAAGGCATAGGAAAGAACGCTTCCAGCAGCAGAACCTCTTCCCCATCCTACTCTAATGTCATTTGATTTAGCCCATCTAACAAGATCCGAAACAACCAAAAAGTATTCTGGGAATCCCATATCTTTAACCACTCGCAATTCATGCTTGGCTCTTTCTAAAATATGCTCAGGGAGAGGATCTCCATATTTTCTTTTTAATCCATCCCAAGCAAGTCTTTCAAAATATTCTATTGACGGTTCTTGTGTTGGAACGGGGAAATTAGGGAAGTGAATTTCGCCAAAGTTAAGATCAAGATCAACCATTTCATTGACGTGCATTGTATTTTCAAGCCACTCGTCTGAGAATCTTCTTGACATATCTTCATATGATTGTAAATAGAACTCATCACCAGAAAAAGAAAATCTATCTGGCGTATTTATATTAGAGTTAGTTGCCACGCATAGCATGATGTCATGGGCTTGAGCATCTGTTTGATGGACGTAATGACAGTCCCCAGTAGGAACTATCTTTGCTCCTATTTTATTTGCTATTTCAATTAACTGATCTGCAATTTTTCTTTGCTCTGGAAGACCATGGTCCTGCATTTCGATAAAGTAATTTTCTTTTCCGAACTATGTCCTGCATTTTTTTTGCAGACATAAGAGCAAACTCATAGTCATTTCTTAACAGAGCTTGTGCAACTTCTCCGTTTAAGCATCCAGATAATACTATTATTCCTTCAGAATGCTCTTCAATTAGGGAATGATCTACTCTTGGCTTTCCGTAGTACCCCTGCAAAAATGATTTAGAAGACATCTTAATAATATTATGATATCCAATATTGTTTTTTGCGAGAATGGTTATGTGGTATGGACCTCTTTGTTCCCATTCATTTTTTGCTGGACCAGATCTTTCTTCTTCATCTCGGTCAAATCTAGTTTTTCTTGCTTGATAAAATTCTGATCCAAGAATTGGTTTAACACCAGCTGCTTTTCCAGCATCATAAAAATCAAGCCAAGAATGAATATTGCCGTGGTCAGTCGTGGCAAGACCAGACATCCCCAGCTTGCTAGCTCTTTCCAAATATTTATACACATCACCATGACCATCTAACATTGAAAAGACGGTATGGTTATGGAGATTGGTCCAGTTTTTCAACTAATTCCTCTGTCTCTATCAGACTGTCTTAGTGATCTATCTCTATTTTCTTTGTATGTTATTATAACAACTCCACCACAATATTTACAAACTGGGGGAGTACCATTCTGAGCGAACTTGCTATCATACATATACTGCATTGGTTGATCTGATTTACATTCAGAACAAACACCAATTACATCATCTTCATTTTCCATTTTTTTGTTCCTTTTCATTTATAGTGTCGTAGGCAAATCTGATAGGAGATGGAGATATCTTTTCTTGCGTTTCAACATACCTATTACCGACCTGTACCCACTTATTTTTTTTATCTAACTGACATGACCCACATCCTACTCCAACAGAGTTGGCACGCTCGCAGGTATACGGTCTTCCTCCAACGCCCATTTGTCGTCTTTTAATCCAATCATTAATATGAGCAGATGATTTTTCAAAATTGTAGTCATGACATTTACTAAGAATCTCATGAAGATACATGATTGACTCTTCTGTATAAGTTAATATAGAGCAAAGAAACAGTCTAGCTTCATGCTCTAAAAATCCAGTTGATTCAGCTTGTGCTTCTAATCTTTTTACTGCAGAGCAACTGTTAATAAGTTTTTGTTTATTAAAGTTCTTATGAGTATTAGAAACTTCTTTAAAAGCCTTTGATCCATATCTGTTAAAGTATTCTAAAGGATTGTCCTTCTTTTTATCAGACTCTTCCATATCGTAGGTGTATTGTCTATACCATTCATTAGCCTTGTAGTTAAAAGATTGCTCTGCAACTTCAAGCGATTGAATATTCTCAGCATAACTTTTAATATACTCAATGTCTTTTTCGATTAGAATCTCATCATTAAATGGATTCAATAAAGTTTTATACAGATTGGTGTCTTGATGTTTTGATCCAGCCAATCTCCACATTCGTCTTGCATCATAGACGCTAAAATCTAGAGTTGTAAGTTCTAACTTACTTTTTAAATCATTTGCTATGTACCTATATATTTTTGGAAGATCTTTAGAAGGGCCTATGCCTAACGAAAGTGGCTCACACTCAACGTGAAAACCTTTCTTACCAGTAAAATAAACAAGCACAGAGCTTTCTGGAATGCTTAAAACTAAATGGTGGTATAACTTTAACATTTCGTCTCTTGCTATAGACATATCTGAACTGTCTAAGTCAAAGTATAGTGGTCCTAATTTTTGAGATTCAGATATACTTTTATCTTTATAAGCAAAAACAGAAGTATATATTCCAGTGTTATTATTTTTAGAACTGTATTCAGATACCTCATCGACGCTAAGCATCATTGGGTTTCCGTTTTGTTTATCTCGTATTACTCTAGATAAAGATGGAACGTATCTAGCAACTTCGTAATACTTCCATTGGGATATGTATTTGTTATCTTCAGATATTTTCATAGAGATCTATGATACCATCTTCTTCATCGTAGGTCCATAAGTAGATTGGATTAGACAAATCTACATCTTCTTTATGAGTTCTATAATAAACAGACTCAGTAATATAATAGTCTAATTTTTGTAATACTAGAAATCTTTTTTCTAGTCTGTTTTCTACTTCCAAATTAGAACATCCATCTTTCTTTGATTACGTCATCTCCGTCGACAACATAATGAACCTTTGAGGCTATATTATCTGCTAAATGCACAATCATGTCAAGATAAGTTATTGGATTTGTTTCCGGCACTGGCGACCATGGACCTAGATGGCATCTAACTAATCTAAGAATAGACTGAACAACTTCTTCTGCAAGATAAATTGTAGAAGATTGATTTTCTGATGCGTAGTTTCTGTCATAGTCTTGACATCTTTTTACAAATGGCCCAACAGTATAAGGGTGCATTGGGTCATACTGAAACAATTCTTTTTCAACGTCCATTCCCTTTGTTAGATCATGAAGGAGACATGCTGCTAAAACAATGTCTCTATCGTCATCTGCAAGAGTATGCGAGTCGCACATTACGTTTGCAGCTCTTACAACTCTCTTGGTATGCAGGACATTTCCACCCTCATTATGCTCATCTATTGGATGGTATTTTCCAGAAAAACTAGATGGTATCTTCCAAAAAGAATTTGCTCTTAAAAGTACTGACCTAACAAAAGACTTTATTGATTCATCTTTAATAAGATTAATTTCTTTTAATAAAGGTTCTAATATTTTATCTTCTTCTTTAATAAAAGATATTTCTTTTTTTGCTGATAATATTTCGTCTAATATATCATCTTTCATTATTGCTCATTTCTTTCTTAAACCATCTATCCCATTTTGCGCATTGCTTATCGTATGGGCACTGCTTACAGTATGTCGTAACTCCTCTTCTTGAAGGGAATATCTTCTCTTCTTCTATTGAATTGCTCCAATACTTAAGGGCATCTAAATCTTCACTATTTATTTCATACTCTACAAACTCAGGTTTAGAATGAATTAAATCATAGTATCCAAACTTTGTATTATTTACTTTTTGCCCATAAGAGTGTTCGAATCCTTTGTGCATTACGGCAAAATCTGCAACATGCATAAACTCGTTTTTAAGCTTGTAATTAAATACCCATTTAACAACATGAACATTCTTATTTAAGCTATAGATAAGATCAAAAGAGTCCTCTATGTATAAGGATTTATTAATAGGTACGATAAAACTATTGTCTATTCCCATTGGAATAATTTCTGGATCTGAATAATACTCAACAAGGTTTAGCAATGCTCCAGCAGCCTTGGTCGTTAAGCTAGACATGTTGCCATAGAGGCTCTCATGCTGTTCATGTATTATGTCATAAGCTGTGGTATCTTTAGGGTACCATAGTTTTTGCCATCTATTTAATAGAGATGAATACGATGCAATGACCCCAGATTGTTTTTTGTAAAAGAAAAACTGTACTACGTTTTTCATTGTATTTTCAAATCTTTGAGTTATTAAATGTCTTCCACCGATTGTTTCAGGAAGATTTTGATTATGTCTAAAATCATACAATCTTTCGCATGTTTGAAAATCTTTTATTTCTTTAACTGTAATTTTTTTCATTGTTCTCCTAGATTATTGACATAGATTCTGCTATTTCATCTATGTAAGACTGACCCTCTACTGAAGTATATGAGTCGTTTGTGATTGGCTCATATTCTTCATATGTTTTCTTCTCATCTACATACCTAACTAAAGGAGAGTCATAAACAAAAGTAGAACCAGTTATGCGATTCTTTGGTATTTGAAGCTGCATGATCGTTTCGTCTTCTGAGTCATCACCACTAATTAATTTTTTCTCGGTAATGAAAATAGTCACCGCACATTTTTGTTGAATAGCAAGTGACCCTCCAGTATCTGACTGTTGAACTACTTCTCTTCTTTCTTTCATTCTATTAGCGTTTTCTTGAGCTGTAATAATCAAAACGCAGTTCATATCTCTAGCTAGCTTTTCAAGTCTAACCATCATCTCCTCGAACTCTCCCCATCTAGGCTTGCCTTTTCCTGCTCCTCTAGTAAACATAGATTGAATAGTATCTATAACTACAACGTCTGGGATGGAATCTGCATGACCCATAATATCTCTAAGCCATCTTTCTAAATCTTCAAAATAAGGAGTATCTGGATCATGTCTAACCATGAATCTGTCGCCCCACTCTGATAATCTATCCTTAAATACTTTAAGATTTTTTTCTTTTTGCTCTTCGGTCCAAGTTCTTGCTTCTGCATATACATTCTTTCCAATGATCTGCGTCATCAAAACTCTTTCCCAGTGCGTAACTGCTTCTTCAAAGTTTACAAACAAGACCTTGTATCCAGTGTCGGCCCAGTGATTAACCAAGCATTTTGCAAATGTGCTTTTACCCTTACCAGATGGAGCGATAATTGCATGCACAGCGCCTTTAAAGAACCCGCCTTGATCTGTGTAGCCCATTGCTCTATTTAAAGACTTGTATTGCGTAGGTAAAAAGTTTGGTATGTCCAATAGATTGTCTGCTCTTTTTGATATGTCGAAAGCAGTTGTAACATTATCTAAAGGATTATAATTCAATTCTGTTTCAAGATCTTTAATTTCTGAAGTTATCTCAGAAATTCTCATTACATCTTTATCTGTTTTTTCACCTTTTTGAGTTAACAGTATTTGAAGCTCTTGTAAATAATCAAGTTGTTTTCTCTTGTTGGCCTTGTACTTAATTATATTAACAACTGATTCTACAGTCGATAGGTCAATAGACATGAGAATGTCCATCATTGTATCAACTCCAGCTACGCCACCCAAAGCTGAGTATATATCAGTTTCTGATTCTAGCCATATTCTAAAAGCGACTGCATCTACTGTGTCCAATTTTGTAGTATGGTAATAAGATATCAATGCTCTATAAAATTCATTGATACCAGTTTGCCCATGTATTGAGCCAACTATAGATTCAGGAAGATTTGAATCAAAGAATCCTATAGCTCCTGGCGTTCTCATAGACAATGCAAAAACTTGATATTCAATTGGGTATTCTTCAGTTTTTTGAGGCTCTACTGATTCATCCATTTTTCTTTTTGTTGTCTTTCATTTTTTTGTAATACTGCTTTCGTCTTTCTGAGTTAGCCTTTTTAGCTTTTATATAGAAAGGATTATCTTTAACAGATTTTTTTTCATTATCAATAGACTCTAAATCGAAATTACGAATTGCATCTAGCATTCTATCATAAACCGATTGCTCAGTCAGTAGATCATTATATCTAAAAACAATAAGGGCAATACCATGCTGTTTGCATAATTCCATTTTTCTTTCATCTCTTTTTTGAGCTTGCTCAAACTCATATTTAGACTCGAAAAATCTTTGCGTATAATAAAAATGTTGTCTTCCATGATACTCTGCTGCAAGATTATACTTTGGGCAGTAAACATCTAATTTCAATCGTTCGCCTATATGAAATTCGTTGACGATCTTTTCTCCAGGAAGAAGCTTCTGCATAATGCTAGTTAGTGCAGCTTGACCTCTTGACATCTTCTTGTGATGCTCTTTAAGCCATGAAAGCCCCAAAGAGTTTATTTTCTTATTAAGCTCGTTAATAGATAGCCCAGATTCTTTTGCTATTTGTGATAAGGACATTTTAGTTTCAAATAATAAATCTATAACAAATTCATTATCATCTAACGATTCGTCCCAGCTTTTTTTGGGCATTTTATATCACTTTACTTTGTTAAAGGACCTAGCTAATGTTAAAGATTTTCCTAAATCCATAATGGACATATTTGTTTTTTCCCAAATCTTTAGTGCTATTGCAGAACTAAACATTGGGCAGTCGAGAATGCACAGGTTGTGCTCTCCGCTAAACTCAGAGATCTGAGCAGTAACACTATCTACCTTGTCATAGAAGTCATTGTAAGGAACTTGGATATAAGATGATTTATTTCCAAAGTTTCTTGAGATAAGACCTTCGTTTTGGAAACTAATTACTAAGGCGTTCTGCTCTTTAAAATATCTATTCATAAATATTTTATAAACATCGTGACTATTATTAATGTAATAATCTAGATAGTTCGCGTCATAAAAAACTTCATCATTTATATCTCTTATTTTTGAGCCAGTTAATCCAGAAAGCTCTAATGGTATAGCCTTTACAAAATTTTTATCATTGTTTGTTAACCCAGATATAACAGATCGAACAAAGTTTTTTGGAGGTCTTTTATCTCCTCTTACTTCACCAGCCGCTGATAGTATCGAAGATCTTGTATATGTTACAAAAGAAAATCTATCTTTAGATTCTAGCATCGATGTAACTTTAATTATTGTTTGTTTTTCTGCTACAGTTTTCATTATTTATTCCAGTTCACTAATACAAAATTTGTATCCATTATTGACTCTATGTGCTGCAAGTTGTGAAACTCGCCCTTATCTATTGATATATATCTATTATATTTTGAAACTTTATCTTCATCTCTGGCATAACCTAAGTGCTGCATCATTAAACCTGAGTGTAAGAAATAATTTCTTTGTCTAACCCATTGTACTACATAAGTAGGCTCTGAACCACAGGCAAGTTTTTTGTCAAAAAAAGTTCCATTATCTCTATATCTAAAAATGCGAGAACTATTATTTGGCGCCCATAGCTTATCTACTCTATATTGAGTTTCGTTCCACATGTGATAAAATCTTACATTTACTACATCATATGGAGATTGATCCAAAACGTATTTCAAATCTAAATCTCTATCTTGGTAAAGCATTTCGTCACAATCAATAGCAACAATCCAGTCGCCTTCTTTTGCAAACTTCTCTAGGTTGCGCCAAGCGTTTGATCTTAAGTTGCCTTCGTTTTCTGTAAACAATGTTTTATCAGTCTTAAAAACTTCTGCATATTTAGATGCAATTTCTGCTGTATCATCATCAGAACAATCATCAGTAAAAATAATCTTATCTACTTGTGTAGATAGTCTCTGTAATACTGGTTCAAGAAATCTATTTGATTCATTTTTTCCAACCATCTGTGCAATTATCATATTTAAATCCTAACACTAAGAAAGCAGGGTAGGACGAACCTACCCTGCCCCAAAAGTACTATCAAGCAGTAAGCTCTTCTACCTGCTCGTGAGCCTCTACAGAAGAGATGCGCTCAATGTCTGTCGACTTTACGAGCACCTCACCAGCAACGCCTCGACGACCCATAGCTAGCTTCTGAGCATCCGTCTTGTTGTTGGCCTTTACCAGTGTGGTATTGGTAACCGCAAAATACTTGAACTTGTTCTCTGACATTTTTTTTCCTTTTATTTAGTTGGATAATGGACTGCTATATATTCTATAGCATCTTGCAGGTTGTCTGCAAGCTTTGTGGCCATATATTTCATATATGGTCGATCTTTGTTTTGATTAGAGCACATAACTATACATGGTTGATTGTGCATTTTGGCCCAAGCCATTTCAAAATCAGTTCCTATATAAGCTCTATCTTCTAACATGTATTCTACCAGAAGAATGTCTGATCTCTTCTGCATAAATAGATTTTTTTGAACTTTTTCTTCTGGCGACATATCTTCCCCCTCTGGTATAGAGGTTGGGTCCAATGCATTATAGCCTCTTTGTGCTAAAAGAAATGCTGCTTCTTTGCGCCAACCAGTAGCGTAATCCCCAACATAATCCATGGCACCTGCTAGATATACTGTAAGACTCATGCTGGCCAAACGTATTCTAAGTCTGATGGTTCGCTAAAAAATTCTGAGTAATACATAAAATCTTTTCTCAAAAGGTTTGATCTATGTGATCTATGAAAATCTTCTGACCCAAACCATGGTGGCATTACAATGGCTGAGGAATCAATTTCTTCAAATGCCATATTATTTTTATATCCACGATTCATCCATTCTGCTATGGTGTGATTTTGATAAAGCTTAAGAGCTTCTTCATATCCTGTCCACATTCTTGTTACTGGATGATTGCGCCAACCTTTGCTTTCAGTTCTTTCTAATAGAATATTCAGAACCTGAAAGGTCTCAACGCGTTGTTTACCTAACCGACGATAGTCGAGCACTCTTACTGACTCTATGAAGTCTGGGTATGGTAGAAATGTTTGCATTACTTTTCTTTCTTGAACTCGGTGAAGGTTTTATCTCCAACACCATAATACTCTCTTGCTAGACCGGATGCAACTATGTCTGTATTCAAACATGCTCCTTCTTCATTCCATACTCTAGCAAGAACTCTTCCATATTTTTCGTTTTTATCAATAATTGTTTCAATCTTTACTTTATGATTTGCAGCGGTTAACCATTGATCTGTGAATTCTTTAGCAGCTAGGCCCATCTTTTTTTCCTCAAGATTAGAAGTTCTACTTTCTGGTGTATTTACTCCATAAAGACGCACTCTACCTTTCTTCAAGGTGTCAAATCCTAAGTCAATAATAATATCAAATGTATCGCCATCAATTACTTTTTTGACTTCTGCGTTATATATCCAAGGGTTTAATTTATCTGTCATTTTAATCTCTTTCTATTCCCATGTGATCACATGCTTTTCTGAAAATCTCTCTACTAATTGGGAAGTACTTGTCTGCATGACTGACTCCTTCGCCAGGTTTTGGTGTTGAAGCGTGCCAGCTATGCCCAATTGATACAGAACCGTCATAGACCACATTGTATCCCAAATGTCTAGCAAAGTATGAGCACCATGTCTCCTCAAAGTAATGAGGAGTGGGCAAGAATGCCCCTATTGCGTTTGGGTATAGCTCTTGATATTTAGCGTTGTTTGTCATATCATCCCATACATCTCTTCTAACAAAGTAGGCTGATCCAGAAACTGTTACACATTCTATCTGATCTTTATAGAGAACATCATTTGGATCATGCTCTCTCCACCCTCTGTGTTTTGGCGCTGTATTTGTACCAACAATACCTGCATGGGTTATAAAACCATTTTCATCTCTTTGCTTTGGCCCAAGTATGTGTATGTCTGGATTATTGGCAAATATCTTTTCTATATTTAAACAGTCTTCGCTTGTCATCCAAACATCACCATTTAAAACTCCGACAATCTCTGAGGAACTAAAACTTGCCATCATGTTAATAGCAGAAGAGTATCCAATATTTTGTCTTAGATATGTTCTATTGATCCAATAACGCTCTTCGTTTTCTCTTAACCATGGAACAAAATCGTCTGTCGAATCATTGTCTGTAATATACAAATTCCAGTTTTTTGCGAGCGCGCCATTTGGACTGTACATATCAGAATGCAGAGTGTCCAAAAATCTCTGCAATAGTGTTCTAGTATTGTGATTAACCACACATAAATCTATCATCATTACCACTCTTCGTCCGAGTAATCACTCTCGGGATTAAAGTAAGTTTTTTCTGACCACTCATATATCATTTTTGTTACATCATAACAGGATTGTTTATCTTGTTGGCTTGTATAAGTACTTGCAAGATTATTGTAAGTTTCTGCTATGTGATGCATGACTGATAGATCTGCAACAAAAATTGCTTGACCTGGGACAATCTTGATAGTTACTTTCTTTTTTTGATTTTGTTTTTTACTCATTTTCTTGTTTTTTCTTTTTTATTTCAGCTGCTTGCACTTCTTCGTCAGGGACTTTATGTACGCATAGCTTTTTGTTATCTGGTTGATAAGTTATGAACAATATTTTTTTATCCTGTAAAGTATATCCATCAGGTGGAGCAGATTCTAGCGCAATTTTTTTGGATGCGCAACCAAAAACCTGACTTAATCCATCATACATGACTATGTAATTTAGCTTTCCAGCTGCCATTGATCAATCTCTCTTATTTCTATGTTATTTTTTTCTAGGAATAGTTTAACATTATTCCAATCTGAATACGAATCATCTTTAATATAAAATAAATTTTTTACAGTTGAGTTTACAATTAACTTTGCACAGGTAAAACATGGAGGGCCATTGACGTATATGCTCGCAGCCTTAGAGCTGTAATCGGAATGCAAGAACGCATTTTGTTCAGCATGAACAGCAATGCAGTTGTCATATATGGACCCCGGTTGACTGCCTATTATATATCTTGGGCAGCCTCCATCTTCACAGTGAATATGATTTTTTGGTCCACCATTATAGCCCATCCCTACTACGTGACCATCTGAGTCAACAAGTATTGCTGCATATTTCTTTTTTCCACATGTAGAAAATATATTTGCAGCTTCAAAGCATAGTTTAATAAACTGTATATTTTTTCTTTTAATCATAGCTAACGATATATAGACAGATAACCTAATATGAAAGAAACAAATATATTAATTGTTATAACAACAAGTTTTGATCTTCCATTTTGTGCTAAAGCCAAAGTATATAACCCGATGTTCCAGTTAATTAATACTACATACAGTAGCAAAAAAAACAAATTGGCCATTATGATCCCATTAATGCTTTCATTGACATTGGAAACTCTGGCTGAATAAGTTCATGAACAGCTTCTGCATATTTTTGAATCTCAACTTGAGACTCTTCTGACAATCTTTGCGTCAAGAATAAAATTACTGACTGAAGAGAACATGACCATCTGTATATTACATACATGGAATAAGCTGGCAAAAACAATCTAGCCTGTTCTGCTGCTATTCCACCTTCCATAGCCATATTATATAGAGCTTCACCTTTTTCTGCATGCACCATTAGCTCTTGCGTTAGCATTGAGCCAATAAATGGATCTGCAATTCCATGAGATCCTTGCTTCTTGTCCTCTGGAGCTAAGCGCCACTCGTCTGCTGCTGGAAAATAAAACTCTGGATCCATAGTTATATATCTTCTAGAAGACTCATTCCAAGAATCCATAGTGTGATCAGACCCAACAACATACTTCCAATGCTGTCGTGCCACCATTAAAGGTGCCTTAAATTCAAAGGTAGCAAAAGCATGTCGGAAAGGGGACATGTGATTTTCTCTTGCTAAAAAGTTTAAAAGTTTTGCATCTTGTTGTGTAAATTCTTTTGATTCTTTTGCAAAAGACGCTCTTGCTGCATTGACTACAGAAAGATCACTTCCCATTTTATCTACTAATCTTACATAACCTTTATCTAAAACTTCAATTAAATTATTCTCCATCATCACTTTCTTCTTCATCTTCAATTTCTACATATTCCTCTATTGTACCATTATATCCAATAGCTTCAGCAATAAAATCTTCGCTTATTTTATACAATGGTCCTAATAACTCAAATAAACTTGGATCTACTTCAAATGTTGCGTCACTATGAAGCGCATGCACTAACGCATTTATGTTTAGCACTGACTCCAGAAGTGACTCTTGCATGTGTATTAGTTCTTTTATAATAGAGTTTTTATCTTCTTTTACAAGATCTTTAATTGAGTTTGAATTCATTAGCTCATTAAAAATCTTTTCAATTTCTTCACTATTATCTTCTGACATAATTTTATTTTTGATTTTCTTTCACAAACTTTATTTCACAAGAATCTGTTGTACAGTATGACTCGCCTATAGCATCTGCTGCCATGCCTGCATATACTCCAGAAAAATCTATTGGGAAAAGATTCATACTTGCATTTGTATATTCACTTTCCTCAATTTGTGTATAGGGCATTTGTGGATAGGTTTCATTTCCTTGTGGAAGGAAAGATACTGTTTTTAGCTGACCATCATACATATGGAGAACTGTTCCAACATGCTCCTTTTCTGTTTCTGAATTAAAAGAAACAGTAACAGAAACGGAATTGTCTGACCAGTATCTTTGTGCTGCTGCTGCTAATGCTGTCTTTTCAAAAATTGTTACATCTTTTTCAGATCTCTTTGCGTTGGATTTAATTGGGAAATACACAACACATGTAGTATCTGGAGACTCTGACGCTGGCTCAACTCTATAGTTTGCCATTCTAAAAAGTGGCAACATTGGATCGTCGTTAGAGAATCTAATTGTTCTATTGAAGTATTCTCCACCAGGGGTCCAGTGAACGCCAGGTGACTCTCCAGCAAGGATAGACACTGTTCCAGACGGCTTAACTGTTGTCATCTTAATTGACTCACGAACTCCAAGCCACTCTGAGTAGATATTGTCATATCTTTGTACTGTTTTATAGCCATCGTCCATCCACTCGCGAAGAACTGGCATACCGTTATTGTCAGCAAAGTCTGCAACACCAGACATTGATGCTCCAATGCGACGATTACGTTGCATGATTGCATTTGTTTCTTCCCAGTGGGTTGGCAACAGGGTAACTGTTTTAGCATATAGGTATGCAAACTTTAATGTTCTCTTGTAATCTTCTAATGATTCATGTCTTCCCAAATATGTTTCAACAAGCGTACAGCACTCGTAGGACTCAAGCGATTGTTCTGCACATGGATTAAATCCAGCTACTCGATGATCCTTATTGTTTGCTGGATCAGCAAGTCGACCATACTTTCTGGACATGTCCATCCATATAACTCCTGGCTCACCGTTTCTAGCTATACCATCGACAATCGCAGACAAGTCTTGACCAACAAATACCTCTACTGAGTTATTGCTCATCCATCCCCATCCTGGATTTTCTGAATCGTATGAATTTCTTTCAGGGAATACCTCTGAGTTCTTTAAGTTTAAGAAATCTTGATCATCAATTCTTCCAATAAGGAGCTCTGCTGATCGTCTTACGTTTCCTGAGACAACACATACACCTATAAGGTTTCCTATGTCTGCAATATCTTTTCTTGTTAATTTTTGCCCATTACGGCCAGTGAACGTTTTGCGTATAGCTTTGTGTAGCTTAATTAAAGGATCCGGCCCAGAAGCTGTTCCTCCAAATGTTTTAATAGGAGATCCAAGAGGACGTATCAATGAATAGTCGAACTCAACAGGGCTTTGATCAGATTTTAAGTATGAGTTAATTAATGCTGAAGTTGCCTCAGCCCACCCTTCACGATCGTCACTGATAACAATGGTTACTGTAGGCTTTTCTGACTCATATATTGTGAAGTCTTTATCAGCACCCTTGTCATCAAAACCGACTCCAACTCCAAGCATTGATGCCTCCATCAAAAAGGCAAATGGCTTTGCTGGATTATTCTTTGTCATCTCAGAGGTGGAGACAAATGCACAGTTTTGTAGGGCTGCTGAATTCTTTTGAACATTGACAATTTGTGTTCCCATCATCCAAAGGCCACGACCAGGTGGTGTCCACTTGAGATTGAACAGGCGGTCAAAAGCCTCTTTTGCGCTAGCTTGTGCTTTAGCGTCGTTCCAAGGAAGTCTGTTCTTTTTACAGTGGTCTTTTTGAAGAGAATACATTCCGTTAATAACACGTTCGCAAACATCGACCCATGTTTCTTTTGTGCCATCTATTTTTTTTCTTGAGTATGTTCTAAGAAATGTAATTTCTCCAACAGAGTTGCCCGCAGCATCTCTATAACCAAATGGTGCTTTCTTTACTTTATAAGTTTCAACAAAGTCATCACTTATTTTAAAAGAGAATATGTTTAAATTTTTTGATTGTACGGACTCTTCTGCTATTAATGGGGTACTCATTAATTTCTTCTTTCTATTACTTAAAATTTTTAATGTAGTTTTTATTTGTTTTATTTACTTCTGCAGATTTAATCTTTATAATTTGATCTACAGAATATACTTTGTATATTTCTCTTTCAATAAAGTATCCACTTTTCCAGTTTAATACTTTATCTACGCTTGATTGATGATTGGTGAAAAGATTGCATATGATTGCTCCACCATAGATTTTTACAAGGTTTTTAATTTTTTGTATGCCTTCTTCTCTTTTTTCTTGAGAATCAAATTTTTCCTTGTCTAGTAAATCATACAGCCAGTTGTAGGCTTGACGAGTTATTGGAGACATATCAATGTAATCAAATACTCCAAGTTGTATAACAGCTTTTCTATGCTGATCTATTTCAAGATCTTTCTTAATTATTTCCCTAAAGATAGAAAACCAATCTCTCTCATTAAACTGAGGCCATCCACCCACCCAAAACAGTAGTGATGACTTATCTTCAGGTATGGCAGTTTTATTATATATCAGCGTAAGACACGCACAAGCTACAGACTTTTTTACATACTCTTTTGCTGAGTCTTCATCTTTAAACTTTTTCTTTTGTGTTGACCAAAGGTACGCAATCTTAGAATTCCAATCGCATTCACCTATGTACAAACTTAAATACTTTTCCGCTACGTCAAGTGGCATTGTTCCATCTTCAACCACTGTTGTCATAGACTGTATAGACATTATCAATCCTCTTTATCTCTATCTAAAGATATAAAACTGCTTCTAAAAAACTTATTCCCGCCCTTTTGACGAGGCGGGAATAGTTTCTGTGCTCATTGATTATAGCACATATAAATTGTAGGTCTTCATAGTAGCAATGAAGATATTATATTGAAGTACCAAATTTCTTTTTTCTAATGTTTTTCTCCAACAGAAGGTGCACACTAAGTGCTGCCCACGCAGTAAGGGGAACAATACTATTTAGTGGTTTATCTGTAAGTCTCCAAAAAGATCTAGTAAGTGTCTCTGCCTTTTTTGTTTTTATAGCGTACACATCATAAGCTAAGACTATAGATAAAACACCAAGCCATGCATATGTTCCTGATATTCTATCGTCTTTTTCTAGGTTGATTGGAGACGAATAATAATCAGAGAGCTTTTGCAGATGGTACTCCGTACCACTCTTGAACTTTTTCTCTTCCATAATCACTCGTTACATTAGCCTGTCCATATCCAGATGTGAAAACGCTGGCACTAGGTACACGACTAACATCATCTGGTCTAAACAGTTCGAAAGATGCTGCCATTCCTGTGGTTCTTGGGCCATGTCCAACATTTACAAATATCTCTGAAGATGTTACACCATCAAAGGTATAATTGCTATAGAGGCTGTAGCTTGTTGTACGATCAGCATGTCCATAACCAGATGGGAACGCTGAGTTTCCTGTTAAACCTTTAAACTCAAGTGGTCTAAATCTTGCTCCATCATAAGTTGCTTTACCGTCTGGGAATGTTCCAGAAAGTGGGTGAACGTAAAGTGTTGACCCATTAAAAAGCTGTGACAGCAGAACGCTACCAGGATGGTATCCAGTACCTGGAGTGTGATGATTGTCGGGAGCACCGTCTAAGACGTGGCTAGTGCTATATAAGGGGTAGTAGGAGTATGTCCCATTACCCTTAGCTTTGCCTGTCATACTGGTGTATGGGTTGGTCATTGCAGCTGTAGTTCTTCCTTTAAGAACTGGTCTGCGACCTACATAAAAAGTAGCCATTTTGAATCTCCTTGGTGTACGCTATGTTATATATATAGTAAAAAGAATTATGAATTATTCAAGCAATCGATTAAGTATTGTAGTCAGCTTCTATGATTAGATCGGACAAAACAGGTGGTATTTTGTCCCCTAGCATATTTAAAGTAACTTCAATATAAACTGTAGAGCTTGTTCCTGGATTGACCAGTACATAATTTGATCCGGATTTATAGAAAACCCTATGAGAAAAGACGCTAGACAGATTTGTCTCAGAAACATTATATGCCTTTGGTGATACGTTTATAATCGAAGCTATTGTCTTACCGCTTGGGGCATCAAACTTAATAAAAGCTCTACCCTTTGGTAGGAACTTGCTGTATTTTATGTCCAAATCAGAAAGACCATAAGTATAAACGTACTTAGCGTTCTCGACGACATAGTTCTTTTGTCTCAATAGTATTCTAAAGGCTGTAATTGACTTATCTCCATAATAGAAACAGAGTGGGCCTGAGTTTACGCAGGCATCTGATCCAATTGTTGGCCATCCTCCTGGTGGAACCTTTGTTACTGCATCGTAGTTATTTTCGTAGAGACCTGTTGAGTTTAATGGAATGTACACATCAGCGTCCGACATAGTGGGATTGCTCTTAGTGGTGTATTCTACCTTGACTACGTCTACGCCATTTGACGGATATGGAGAAAGCGTTAACATGTTTGAAATAGTAGAACCTATTGAAGTAGAGCTAGGAACCTTTACGTACAGGTACAGACTAACTCCAAGAGGATTTGGAGCATTTAATATTACGTTTCTCCTCCAAACTTTATCTGGTTGATTCAGGAATGCATTTACAATTGGAGTTGTATCTATAATTGCGCCATTACCATCTCCACCAGGAACGTTTGTATCAATTCTTGTTTCCAAGAAATCAGGAATTACCTGCCCTTTTGAAGCATTGATAAACTTTATCTTAGAGTGGGAAGAGCCGGAGACTACTGGCAAGGTTAAGTGATTATATTGATCATTGTAATCTAAAGCTTCCGAAGAGGAAAGAGCATAAGATGTAGTAACAAAAGGGGACGCATCTATCTGACTTTTTGAGAACAAAGATATTTGATTTGTATACTGACTCTCAATGGTTCTTATTCTATCGAATAGATCATTTACGGCATTTGTTAAGAAAATATTATCTTTTATAACTCTTTCAATTAATTCTGCTATTTTTTTATCAATAATTCCATATTTATTATATAAATAAACAAGGTCAGAATAGTTTTGCTCG